CCTTAAATTTTGCGGGCGAAAAAATTGCAAGGGGTGTGGTATATGAGAACAAGTTTTGCAAAAGTTAAGACGGAAATCAAAAATTTGCCTGACGCTTCAAAGCAGTTAGCCATGAATTTACTTGATAAAGCAATGTTCATGGAAGCAGAACTTTTGAAGCTTCAAAAAAATTTAAAAGAAAAGGGATGGACTGAAGAATACAAGAATGGTGCCAATCAATTTGGGCTCAAAAAGAGCTCAGAGGGTGAGGTTTATATTGCCCTGGTGAAAAATTACAGCACCGTCATGAAACAGCTTCAGGACATTTTGGGAAAAAGAGCGGGAGAGACCACAGACGAGCTCATGACATTCCTGAAAAGGTGATTTTATGACAGAACTCGAACAATATTTTGGCGGCATTCTTGACGGAAAAATTGTTGCTTGCGAAAAGATGAAACGCGTTTCCGAAATGTTGATAGAGTCCTATCTTGCGCCGGAAGAATTTCACTTTGATTATGAAATTGCAAAGCTCCACATTGATTTTATTGAGAAATTCGTCAAGCTTCCCTCCGGTAAAATCGGAACCCCGATTCACCTGGAACTTTTCCAAAAAGCAAGGCTTCAAGCCATCTTTGGCTTTGTCGACGATAATGATCTGAGACAATACAACGAAGCTTTGATTATTGAAGGCCGTAAAAACGGCAAGACCACAGAGACGGCAGCTGTTGAGATTGATATGCTTGTAAATGACAATGAGGGCTCTCCCCAGGTTTACAACGTAGCAACAAAACAAGAGCAGGCAATGCTTGGATTCAACGCGGCCCATAAAATGATAAAACAAAGCCCCATGTTAAAAAAGCACGTTCAAAAGCGAACCAGTGACTTGTATTTTAACTATAACATGGGATACATAAAAGCCCTGGCAAGCAATACACATTCACTTGACGGCCTTGATGTTCATTGTGGCGTCATTGATGAGCTTGCAGCAATCAAGAACAGGGACATATATGACTTAGTAAAGCAAGGCATGGGCTCAAGGCTTCAGCCCTTGCTTTTTTGTATTACAACAAATGGCTTTGTCCGGGAAAACATATTTGACGCACAGTATGAGTACGCCGCAAATATTTTATCCGGCAAGATAAAGAACATAAGATTTTTACCTTTCATTTATGAGCTCGACTCAATTGATGAATGGGACAAAGAAGAATGTTGGATAAAAGCAAACCCCGGACTGGGTACCATAAAATCTTTTGACTATCAAAGGCAAATGGTACAAAAGGCAAAAGATGACCCTTCCTTCAAGCCAACCGTATTGGTCAAAGACTTCAATCTAAAACAAACAGCTGTTACATCATGGTTACGCTTTGAAGACCTCAACAACGAGGAAAGCATCAAGCCTGTATTTGATTATTGCATAGGCGGATTTGATGCAGCTGACTCAACAGACTTAAATGCAGCTGTTGCTTTGATGAAAAGACCGGGAGACGAAAACATCTATGTCAAGTCAATGTTTTGGATCCCGGAAAGCGTCATTGATGAAGCGAACAAAGCCGGAGATAGAAAAGGCCGTGACAACGTGCCGTATGACCTTTGGATTGAACAAGGATTCATGCGAACATGCCCCGGCAACAAATGCGACAAGAAAATATTTCAAGAATGGTTTGATGAGCTCAGGGAAAAAGATGATCTATATACAATGTTTATAGGCTATGATCCTTGGCATATAGATGATTCAACACTCAGGAGCCTTAAAGCTGACTTTGGCCAAAATTCTTTGATTCCAGTAAGGCAGGGCGTTATTACTTTATCGGAGCCAATGAAAAACCTTGCAGCTGAGTTTAAAGCTCATCACATTATCTATGATAATAATCCGGTGCTCAAATGGTGCCTGATAAATACAGAAACTAAAGCAGATGTCAATGGAAACATTCAACCCGTCAAAGGCTTAGATTCAAGAAAAAGGATTGATGGAGTCGTTGCTCTTCTTTGTGCTTATAAGGTCCTGGAAGACAAGAAAGACTCATATGTTTCAATGAATAAAGGTGTAGAAGAATGAGCATATTTTCAAGAAAATCAAAAATTGATGAGTCGGTTGAGCGCGGCGTGAAAGAATACTTTGAACTTCTTAACGCATATACTCCCAGGTTCACAACATACGAGGGCGGTCTTTATGAAATGGAGCTGACAAGAGCAGCCATTCATTCATTTGCCACACATGTCAGCAAATTAAAACCCGAAGTCAAAGGTGATGAACGCCTGCAGCTTATTCTTCAGAACAAGCCCAATGTTCTGATGGATACAAAGAAATATTTGTATAGATTAGCAACAGGGTACATGGTAGATAACAATGTCTTCGTTGCTCCGATGGAAGACCGGAGAGGAAACATTGAAGGCTTTTATCCTTGCATTTTGGAGAAGACTGAGCTCATCAAATACAATGGCATAACATACTTAAGATATACGATGAATGATCAGAATAAATTTGCCATTGAGCTTGACAGAGTCGGCATCTTGAACCAAATGCAAAGAAAAGATGAACTCTTTGGAGAAAGCAACAACGTAATGCGTCCCACGATGGAACTCATGCACACAAACAACGAAGGCATCAAGGAAAGCGTCAAAAACGCAGCTGCTATTAGATTCATAGCAAAGCTTGCCAATTCCTATAAGTCTGAGGACATCACAAAAGAAAGAGAGCGCTTTGTTTCAGAAAATCTTTCCACCAAAAACCATGGCGGCGTCATGCTGTTTGACCAAAAATATGAAGAAGTCAAACAGATTAACTCAACGCCGTACACGGTCGACGCTAAGCAGATGGAGCAGATCAGAGACAACGTTTTTGACTACTTCGGAACTAATGAGAAGATTCTGAGGAACAATTTCACATCAACAGAGTGGAATGCATATTATGAGGGCAAGATTGAGCCCTTCGCTATTGAGATGAGCCTGGTACATAGCAATATGTGCTTTGACCTTAACGAGATAAAGCAGGGCAAACAGATATTATTTACAGCAAACCGCTTGCAGTATTTAAGCAACAGTGAAAAGCTGCAGACAGTTACACAGCTGATGGACCGCGGCCTTATTTCTTTAAATGACGGCCGTGAAATCTTCAACATGTCCCCGTTACCGGATGGAGATAAAAGATATATACGTTTGGAATATACCGACGCAGAAAACTATGCAAAGGAGAACGATGACGATGCCAATACTACAGGAGAGACAGTATAGAGAACTCGCGCCGATGACTGCCGAAGTCGAAAGAAAAAGAATTGACTCATCCTATTATGTCGAAGGTTACGCCGCAAAGTATGAGCCCTATATTTTATGGGAAAATGACAACGGCCCCGTATATGAAGAGTTTCAGAGGGGTTGCTTTAACGGTACCGACATGAAAGATGTAATTATGCAGTATGACCATGCCGGGAAGGTCCTGGCGAGAAAATCATCAGGCACATTAATAGTGGAGCCCGATGATGTTGGTCTTTTCATGGCAGCAGACCTGTCAAAGTCTAACGCCGCCCGTGATATGTATGAAGAAATCTCTAATAAGCTTGTTACTAAAATGAGTTGGGGATTCATTCCGGGAGACTACTATTTTGACGAAGCAAGAAGAACGATAGTTCACACTTGGGTTAAAAAGATATTTGATGTTAGCGCAGTTTCATTACCTGCCAATGACAACACAAATATACAGGCGCGTTCATTTGCTGACGGATTGATCAAGCAGATGACTGAGGAGCTCAGAGCGAAAGAATTACACAAAAAGGCTTTAATAAAAGCCACACTCATCAAAATCGGAGGTATTAATTAATGAATTTGAAAGAGATTCAGGAAAGACTCGCAGCCATCAGTGAGGAAATCGTAGCCGATGGTGCTGATGTTGAAGCGCTTTCTGCTGAAGCTGATGAGCTTGTTGAACAGAGAAATAAACTCATTGAGGAAGAGAAGGCAGAAGAAGAGAGAGCAGCGAAAAGAGCAAAGACTCTTGAAATCGTTGCAGGTCTTAAGACCAAAGAAGAGACAAACCTTGCAGAAGAGATTAAGGAGATTAGAACCATGACAAATGAAGAAGTAAGAGCAAGCAAAGAGTATGCTGAGGCATACCTTGACATGTTAAAGGGTGTTACAGCTGATGATTCACAGTGTAGAGCACTCCTTACAGAGAACGTTTCCGGTACCGTTCCCGTTCCCACAATGTTAGAGTCTGAAATCAGAACAGCCTGGGAAGAGAATACACTCATGAGCTTTGTTGGAAAGTCATACTTCAAGGGCAATGTTAAGATTGGCTTTGAACTTTCCGCAACAGGAGCAACTGTTCACACCGAGGGACAGAGTGCACCCGATGAAGAAACTGTTTCACTTGGTACCGTTACTATCACAAACGAGTCTATCAAGAAATGGATCACTGTATCTGATGAAGCTATCAGCGGCACCACAGTAGACACTGTTGGCTATCTTTACAGAGAAATCGCAAAGAAGATTGTTGAAAAGGCTGAAGAGATTCTCATCGGTAAGATCACAGCAGCACCCGCTTCCGCAACTTCAACAGCATGCGGCGTTCCTACATACAACGGAGCAACACCTGCAGAGGATACAATTGTCCAGGCAATTGCACTTCTTTCCGGTCAGGCTCGTGACCTTAGAATTGCAATGAACAGACAGACATATGCAACCTTTGTTGGCCTCGGCCTTAAAGCAAAGTACAACGTAGATGTATTTGACGGATTAAGAGAGAGAGTTGTTTTCACTGACAAGCTACCTGCATTCTCAGCAGCATCATCCGGCGCTACATATGTCATTGTAGGTGACTTCGGATATGGCGCACTTGCAAACCTTCCCGAAGGTGATGGCATTGCTATCAAGTACGATGACCTCTCACTTGCTGAGAAAGACCTTGTTAAGATCGTAGGCCGTCAGTATGTTGGTCTCGGCGTAGTAGCAGACAAAGCTTTCGTTAAGATCACAAAGGGGTCTGCATCCATCTAGTAAAAACCAACACAGGGGGCGCTTAAGCGTCCCCTATTTTTCAGGGTGAACTATGAACGAATTACTTAAAACAATAAAATCATTCTTGGATATACTTGGAGACGATAGAGACACAGACATACAGCAGATTATTGAAGACGGTCTCAGCGACATGAACAGAGTTGGCATTTTAACCATCGATGAAGATGGCAGCTTTATCAACCTGGATGACCCTCAGATAATTGGGTGTGTGAAGCTGTTTGCTAGGTATCAGGTAAACTACGGCGGCGAAGCTGAACGTTATCAGAAAGCCTATAGACAGAAACGTGACGCTCTATCTATTCACGAGGGCTATTATGCGTGATTCTAAAATTACTCTTGTAACAAAATACAAAGCTGACCCAACAGCAACAACAATCTCAAGCAAAGAAACAGATGTATGGGCCTCCAAGAAATCAGTTGGAAGAACAGAATTCTATGAGGCTTATTCATCCAATATGAAGCCGAAGATCATTGTTGATATTTTGCCGGACGAATATAAGCGTTCAATTGTTTCCCAGGCAAGTGGCCCGGTGGAGCCCACGCGAATTATTGTAGACGGCAAAGAATATAATATACTACGCACATTCACCAAAAATGACTACTCAATGGAGATAACACTCGGATGAGCACAAAAGTGAGCTTGGAGTATACCGAAGCTGTCAACGGATTAAGGGAAGAAGTCCACAGACTGAAGTACCTGACTGATGACAGCATGGAGACAGCCCTTTTTGAAATTGGTGCAATTTTGAAATTGCAGATTGAAAAATCTTTACCAAAGAGCAATAAGGAGCAGGAAAAGCGCAAAGGTCGCACCAGGCAACACACTCATTTGGTGGACGATGTTAAGTATTGGGTTGGTACAGCAAAGAAAAGCGGCCAAAAGTACGTATCAGCTTTCGGTGGAAGAGATACAGGATACAAATGGGGCTGGGTCAATGATGGCTACATCCATGCAGGCTCAAAGACATTTGTTCCCGGGATCCATTTTCTTGAGAAAGCTCTCGATCGTTCTGAGGGAATGATTGAGGATGCTATTGATGACGCTTTAGAAGAGGCTACTCATGAATGATTTAAAAGATTTAATTGTTTTGGCTTTAGGAATTCCATATATAGACGAAGAGACGCCTGTTTTCGACGGTTCATTTACTTTGTCCCCGTACATTGCAGATGGATTGAGTGGAAATGGTGAAGTAATGTCGACAACGACAAAGCTGTATGTTGAATTGTTCTATACCGACAAGTTCACACTTGTTGAAAATGCTTTAAAGCTTTGGAAAGAAATTTCAAAAGCTAAAGGCATGGCAGTAGAAAGCCCTGACTACACATATGAAGCTAACGCCCAAATGTGGCGCGCTTCTTTATCAGTTGAACTAATTACCAAGGAGGCGTAATTATGCAGAAAAGCGCAAAAGCTTATAAGATTAATATTACTAATCCTGTTTATTGCATAATGACCCAGGACGATGCTGAGGGCGTAGCTTACGGAGATGTTAAGAAATTTGGTGAAGCTATGGAAATTTCTATCACTCCTTCAGTTTCATCCGGTGAATTATACGGAAATGGCTCAAAGGTGGATACATACTCGAAAATTACAGGCTTAACTGTAAGCTTCAAGAACACCAAAATCCCTATTGAGACAAGACAGGAAATTTATGACCTGCAGGTTTCCAATGGCGTTGTAATTGAGACGGCAGACAACCAGGCTACCAAGTACATTGCTTTTGGTTACGAGACAGAGCAGACAAACGGACAGAGTGAATACACATGGCTTCTTAAGGGAAGACCGAAGCCGTTTGCAGCTGATCTGAAACAGTCTGAGCAGAATGTTACATACTCAACAGACACAATGGATATTGAGTTTGTAAAACGTGAGTATGACAATGCTTTCAGATATTTTGCAGATGCAGCAAACCCCGACTTCACAGAAGAGCAGGCGGCTGCTTGGTTCTTATCCGGCCCCGTTGCTCCCGTCGCTCCCGTTCCTTCAGTTTAATAGTCAAGAAGAGGGGCATTTCACATGTCCCTCTTTTTTGTTTTAGGTAGAAAAGAGGTTTGAATATGAAAACAATTAATGTAGCGCCTATCGATGAGATAGAAATCAAATTAAAAGACAAAACATATATATGCAGCTTTAACATGCTTGCAATGGCATACATGCAGGAGGAACTTGTTAAGCTTGACATAGAATGGACAAAAATCACACAGTCAACAATATGTCAGATGGTTTTATATGGCGGTATTAAAGCAAACCATGAGGAATTCACGTTTGCAGATGCAGGGGTTTTAGTGAGAGCCCTGGGACCGTCAAGCTTCAACGACATAATGAATATATATCAAAATTCAATTCTCAGTGGATTGGACAAGAAAGGCAAAGAAAACTTAAAAAAATTGACAGCTCAGTACATGGCACAACTTCACAAACAAACTTCCATATAGACGAAGCATATTATTTGTATGTGGTTAGGCTTCGGATGTCTGAGCAGGAGTTTTGGAGAAGCCCATTCAAGAAGATCAATTTTATTCTCAACACTTACACCAAAGAGCTTGCAGCCACATTTGGAATTGGCGCAGCTGAAGAAATCCCAACAATAACAAGTATGAAAGAAATACCGGGGTGGTAACTTATGGCTTTTAAGAAATCCATAGTCTTAGGACTTGACTCAACACAGTTTGACCAGGGTATTGACTCGGCAAACCAAAAACTTGATGAATTAGAGAGCAACCTTGAAGAAACAGAAAGCGCTTCAGGAGAGGCATCTCAAGGGCTGGATAATTTAGGAAATAGTGCAGATAATACAGCCCAGGCCGTTGTAGATATGTCACAGCAGTTTAGAAACGGGGTAGATATTTTGATGTCGGTCGGTCAGGCCATCAGAGGCGTCACTGAAGCAGCTATGCAGTACGCTCAAGACATCAGACAAATGTCATCAGAGACAGGGCTTGGGGTCCAGGCTATTCAGGAATTGAGTTATGTGGCAACAAGTGCCGGGACAGACATGGAACATATTTCTGCAGCGCTGAAAAACGTTGAAAAGGCTATGCAGGCCGCCGCAAACAGAAGCGGTGACACATGGAGAGTATTCAAGGAGCTTGGCGTTCAGATAACTGACACATCCGGAAAAACACGAGACGCTTCTCAGGTTTTCATGGAATTAATTGACAAGCTAGGAAATGTTTCAAATGCAACCGAACGCTCACAGATGGCCATGAAGGTCTTTGGGGATTCAGCCAAAGACTTGAATGAAATGATAAACATGGGCGGTCAGGGCATTTCACAGCTGATTAATGAGTTTGACGCCCTGGGTGCTTCTCTTTCCGGGGAAGACATACAGGCATTATCAGAAGCACAGCGTTCAATTGAGCAGATGGAAGCATCGTTCAAAAGCGCAGCTTATGAGCTTGCAGCATCATTTGCGCCAGCTATTCAGGCCGCTGCAAACTTCTTGAAAAACCTAAGCCCGGAAGCAAAACAGGCCGTCATGGTTATTGCAACCTTAACATTGGGAATAACAGGCTTAGCAATGGCTGTTGGAGCCCTAGGCGTTGTTTACACGACTATGATGGGAACCATGACAGCAGCCACACAGACTTTCATGGCTCAGGCAGGTCCTATACTTGCAGTTATTGCAGCTGTTGCAGCTTTAGCTTTGGCAATCAAGGAATTGATTGACACCTATCATGAATGGCAGGAAATGACCGGAGGAAACTTTGGCCAATTCTTATTGCATCCGGATGGAAATTTTGAAGGTAGCAACATAGGAAGAAATGCGGCCGGGACAAACTTTTGGCAAGGTGGACTCACATGGGTTGGTGAAGAAGGCCCTGAGCTTGTTGAAGTTCCACGAGGCAGCAGGATTTATAATAATCAACAGAGTACAAGCATCGGAGGAAACACCTATAATGTCAACATGAGCTTAGACCTCTCAAAAATGAAGTCCATTGACAATGTTGTAAAAGCAGTTGAAGGCTTAAAGGTTTCAGCCGGGGCTCGGAGGTAAAAAATGAGTGAACGCATTAACGCAACGCGATCCGTATTATACTATCAAGATTTGGCATTGCAGCCATATTTGTGGGATAAAGAAGATCAAGATTTTGCTGCACCTTATTCAGTAACAGTAACACCATCAAGCAATACAGATAACAACAAAAGAAGATGCGCATATTTTGCGTTTCCTATTCCTTCAGAATACAAATATAAAAAGATAAGGGTTAGACTTCGCGGAAGTTTAACAACAAATGCATACAATTACAACATCCCACAAAATTTATGGGTTGCTTGCAACTTTTTCCAAGATGGAGAGTGGAACTTCCCCACACCCGTATTAAATAACCGTGTGCGTTCACAATATGTAATTGAACAAATTGGGCTAGGCTATGAAGAAGCGCCTGTTTTGCATGATAGATTGACGACGACAAATAAAAGTCATACGGCATGGCCCTGGAATGATAAGGCATCAGGCTCAAATATCACGGCCAACATATACAAAGACTTTGATGTATATGTTGGACCAACAAATTATTTTGCTGCAGGTATTTTTGTAAAACCGAGTTACGCCCATATAACTACAGAACAATATTACTTCCCGTGTACGGTCACGGTTAACGACATATACATTGAAATAGATGAGAGCGTTGAACCGGAAGATTATAATTTTTTCACGCCAATATATCCCAAAGAGGTAAACGTTAAACAAACAAATGACACTCTTTTTTCATGGTCAAGAAGCTACGATTTTGCTTCGAGTATAAGTAGTTTATATAACATGCCTCTTTCAAGCAGAGGAATAAGTTACAAAAAAAATGGTTCCTCAACACCAACTCTAGTTACAGAAGAAGGAGACGGCAACACAGTAGAAATAGAAGCAAACACATTTGACATTGGCAGATATAGCTATGAAATAGTTATATATGACCTTTATGAGAATGCGCTATACTCTCAAGATGTTGAATTTGGTGTTATTGGTCAAGACGCGGCGCCTTCAATTACAAACGTAACAGATGACTCAATACCAACAATAACCTGGGAAGACACAAATCAGGCAGGGTATGAGCTTATATTGAAAGATGCAAACCAAAAAATCATATACGAGTCAGGCATTGTAATAGGTACTAATCTATCTCAGAAGATTCCTAAAATGTTAGAGAATGGTTCATATATTGTTGAGATTAGAGAAATAAATATATATGGAATCCTTTCCGAATGGGGTTCTGCTGAGTTTACTCTCGACTTAGAAGCAGCCGATGCTCCTTCAGACATCATAGCTGTAGTAAACAAAGATTACGGCGTTGAAATCAGTGGAACACCTGCAGAAGATTCAACCAAAACCTTTGTGGTTAGAAAAAAAGCAAGGTCTGAAGAGATTGAAGTCATTGGAGAGTATTCCGGTGGAGTATTCACAGACTATGAAGTTGAAGGCAACACTTTTTATGAATACTCTCTCAGAAACTATGATGCAGCTTTTGCAGACGGGGCATTTGTTCCCGTACAGGTTAAAGTCAAGGAGGTTGTTCTTCATGACGCCGATGACTTCAAGAAGTATATTGAACTCCATCTTTCAGAAGAAAATCAATTTGACATAGGATGGACAGAAGCACAGAGCAAAACCCTATACAGAACATTAGGACGCCCGTATCCTGTCAAGGAAATTGGAGAATGGAAGGATACAACAAGAACATTCAAAGCTTTTGTAAAAGAAGAAGATTGGAACAAGGTTCTTGACATGTATTACAACACACAAAAAATATACTTCAAAGCTGATCATGAGTTTTTTGCTTGTGACATGGAAATAACAGATAAAGGTCGCTATATTGGTGGTGGTTACATCATTGAGTTTTCAATCACAAGAATATCAGAAGATAAAGAGGCAATCATATGAATATAGCATATGGACAGTATACACAAGAAGAGCTCATCAAAGCACTGTCTGAAGAAAGTAGGACAGTGTTTTATGAGTATATTCTTGTGGACTCACAGAAAAACTATATAAACACAATCTCAGTTGATAATGCAAAAATCTCATATGATTCAGAAAATGAAGTTAAAAGAACCCTCTCCGGAGCTGTCAGAGCTTCAGACATAATAGATATAGACACCCTTGACTATTACATACGGCCATATATGTGCCTGAAGTATAAAAAGGATGTAATTAGATGGCCGTTGGGCCTTTTTTTAATTAGTGTCTCCGGTGACTATGAGGAACATGCAAAGCTTCTTGAAATCACGGGTTATGATGTCAGCAAAATAGCCCTTGATGATAAAACTGATACAAGAACATACGCACCCGGAGAAACGGTTTACACTTCGTTCGCTGCTCAAATAGCCGGCACACTCTACTCAAATGTCACAGTTATCCCAAGTGAAAAAAGCTATGCAAATGGAATGGAGTGGGATATTGGCACACAAAAATTAATCATTATAAACGATGTACTCAAGTCAATTAACTATAATCCACTATACTTTGACGAAAATGGAATTGGTCAAATAACACCGTTTGTATTTGATGAAGACAGAACCGTTGACCATGTCTACCAAGACAATGAGACATCTATCATAGTGGATGGCATCAACGTGAGCACTGACAGGTTTGAGGTACCAAACAAAATAGTCAGATATGTTGAAAATCCCGATGCAGCATATTTGGTGTCAACATATGTGAATGATGATCCTGATAGCCCTTACAGCACTGTCAACAGAGGGCGCGTCATTGTTGACATTGACTCGGTTGACGATATTGCTTCACAGGGTGATCTTGACAACTTAGTTTACAGAATAGCAGCTCAAGCAAATTCAACAGAAGAAATTGAATTTTCAACTCTCAACATGCCGGGGCATGGATACAGAGATTGTATTTTCTTATTAATCAAAACATATGGCATTGAAGGCAAATATATAGAAACCTCCTGGGAAATGGACCTCTCAGAAGGTGGCCTCATGACCCATATAGTTAAGAAGGAGGCACTGCTGTGAGTATTCAAAGTAATCAGCTTTACAATGAAATTGTTCAAGCCGGAGAGACGAACGAGAAAAGCGCAAGATTGGCAACGGTAACATCAACAACAGGCGGCGTGTTCATCCGATTCTTCGGAGAAGATACACCAAGCCAAAAGCCTTTCAAACGCCTAAGCTCATACACGGCAAGGGTGAACGATGTTGTTCTTGTACAAAAAATAAATGGCTCTTATGTAATAACAGGAAAGGTGACGTAAATGGTACAGCTTGAATATACTTTAAAGTTTGACATGAATAACACCGGAATCATTGACACGGGCCTGAGACTCAAACAGGGAGACTCAGGTATGAAGTTAGTGGCTCAGGTATACAATGGCGGCCAGGATGCTTTTGACGGCTCCACAGTTCCCAAAATCGTCTTTAGAAGACCTGACGGCGCCGCTGTCATGGCTGACATGACTATAGGGGATGGAAATTACACATATGAATTTGTTGGCAATGAGTTACAGGTTCCCGGCAAAGAAACCCTTGACATCAAATTCCCGATCGGAGAAGACGGAAGAGAGTCAACAGTTACATGCTCTTTCGATGTGGTACCGGACACAGTTACGCCCAACACGCATGGCGCAGGAGTATATGATAATGACCTTGCGGAGATCATTGCGGAAGCTGTCGGCTTGATTAGTGAGCTGAAGGGCGTCGAGTCAATCACAAAGACAGGGTCATCAGGTTTAGTTGACACATATACAATACTTTACACAGATGACACATCAACAACATTCACCGTAACAAACGGAGCTCCCGGAGCACAGGGCCCGCAGGGTCCCCAGGGTGAAACAGGAGCAACAGGCCCCCAGGGTCCTGCAGGTGAAGCAGGAGAAGCCGGAGCACAAGGCCCCCAGGGTGAACAGGGTCCTGCGGGTCCACAGGGTCCCCAGGGTGAAACAGGTGCAACAGGAGCAACAGGCCCCCAGGGTCCTGCAGGCCCACAGGGTCCAAAAGGAGACGATGGCACAGGCTTAGAGTTAAAAGACACATACGCAACACTTGCCGATCTTGAAGCTGCACATCCTACAGGCTCAGCAGGAGATGCTTACTTTGTTGGTGACTCAACAACAGGATATGTTTACATATGGAGCACAACAACAAGCTCATGGAGTAATATCGGAGCTTTGAAAGGTCCCAAAGGTGACACTGGCGCAACAGGCCCCCAGGGTCCCCAGGGAGAAACAGGAGCAACAGGAGCACAGGGCCCCCAGGGTATCCAGGGCGAACAGGGACCCCAGGGTGAAACAGGTGCCACAGGTGCAACAGGCGCCCAGGGACCTGCAGGTATTACTCCGGTGATTTCAGCAACAGCAACAGCTGACGCAACATCAAGCGCGAACCCTACAGTAACAGTAACAAAATCGGGTACCGATGCAGCTCCTGCCTTTTCTTTTTCTTTCAGCGGATTAAAAGGAGCCCAGGGCGAACAGGGTCAGACCGGACAGACCGGACAGACAGGCGCCACAGGTGCGACTCCTGTTATTAGTGTATCGGCAACGGTAGACGGCAATACAGGAACCCCCGGTGTAACAGTTACAAAGACAGGAACAGCTGAAGCTCCTTCGTTTGCTTTTTCCTTTACAAACTTAAAGGGAGCCCAGGGAGCACCCGGAGCTACTACTTTAGCAGGCTTGACAGATGTGCTGCTTACTAATCTGCAGGATGGACAAATCATTCAGTATAGCGCCCAGGAGCAGGCATTCATAAATGTAGCCAACTCAGTAACACCTTCAGCTACTTTGTCATTACAGAGCACTTCCCCGGTGCAGACGGGTACCATAACAAAACCTTTGACCGATGTGCTTGAGACAATTGGAACAGCTGCATCACAGGCTTATACTGAGAACAGCCTTTTTGTTGGCGTAGATGGTTATTTCTACAAAGCAACGGTGGACATAGCTCAGGGAACTACTTTGACGCTTAATGGAAACTGTACGGCCACAAATATCCGCGCAGAAATCTCAAATTTAACACAATCTTTAGAGACTCTATCCAACAATGTTTTGAACTTGGCTGATATGGAAACCATAAGCATAAGTCAAAGCCTCGGCGGTAATACTTGGACAGAAATCTTTAAATATACGGCAACGGCAAACGAAGCACTTATCATATTAGGTGTGTTTGCCTGTTGGGGAAATCCAAACGCTATTGCTCAATTAAGCCTTGCTAAAAACGGGACAGGCGTTGCGACGTTTTCTATAAGCGCAACATCAAGCGACACGTTTACTCAAGGTGTTCCGTGGGTAATTCAACTCAATTCGGGGGATGTATTTACCATTAGTGCGTTGAAGAACACGGGTGGTTCTATATCGCTAAATGGTGCTTGCAATAAGCCTAATCAGCACGTTTAGCGATAGTAAACATAAGTGGTTGAGTTAGTTATTTGTGATGCGCCATTTCTTACATAGTTTCCACAGTAAAGGGAACTTCGGGTTGCTATATATCCTGTGCTTGCACCATTTCCGTTGCCTGCAAAATAACCTGCTTGTTTAAAGTCCCTTTCGGTATCTGCAAGAAGTATATAAGGGATAATGGTAATTAAGTAATCGCTAACGGATGTTGATGTTGTGACTACGCATAATTCATTAAACTCGTTTGGTAAGTTTATAGGCGTATTGCTATTAGTCGAGCCATGATATTTCCATTCTAAAGACAACGCATTAATCCTTTGCGTTAAATTTGAGATTAACGCTCTATTGTTTGTTGCTTCTATGTTTCCGCCTACGGTCAAAGTCGTATTCTGGGCAATATCGGTTGTGGCTTTGTAGTATGTTCCGTCATTACCGAGAATAATATCTCCTTCGGAATAAGCCTGACTTGCACCTGCGCCGACTGTTTCAACTACATCTGTTAAGGCTTTCTTTACAACTGCGGTCTGAACAGGTTTAGTTGAGTTTGACAATGTAGCCTGTGCGGTTGCGTTTTTCCACTTCTGAGCGGTTGAATCATAGACAAGAATCTGTTCGTCTGTTGCGCTTGTTATAGTAACATCAGATAACTGACTCAGTGCGCCTGCGATTGTTCCGTTCTGCCACTTCTGGTTGGTCTGATTCCAAATCAATACCTGACCATTAGCGAGTGAAGTGATTGCAACGTCACCGAGGTTTGACAAATTACCACCTGCGGAACTGATTACGCCGTTTGCGTTAATCGTGATAGATGTTCCATCAGGCTTAACAAGTCCTAAACCTTGTACGGATGCGGTTGGAACTGCGATTGCTCCTGTTGTTGTGTTGATTGTGATTGTCTGTCCGTCCGGCATTACCAAGCCTGCAACTGTGGTTGAAGCTATGGGAGCGGAAGAACCAAACTGCTGCCAATACTCTGTCGCTGAGACGCTTGGTGTAATACCCACGCACTGTCTCTTGCAAAGCCATGAAATACCGTTGTAGGCAACCAAGTCCAACATATTATACATAGTTGCGTTGTCCCACGTTCCCTGGGGAAGTATTAATATCCTACCTGCTGATACCATTTAGAAATATCTCCTTTCTTATGCGCCTCTCTGTGCGGTTATTTCCCACATGAGATTGCCTGTTGTATCATCTATTGAAAGAATCAAGCCTGTTGCAACGTCATAGTACAAACATCCGTCTGTGAAATTGACCTGCATTGTGAGGCCTGTGAGTCGTGCGGTTGCAGTATCGAGTAAGTCTTGCGACTGATCTCGGAAGTCCTCGCAAGCGTTTCTGTATGCCTGTGACTGCTCGGCAAAATACTTGGAGTTGTTTGTGTCCTCTCCTGTTCTTGTCTGAGTTCCGCCGATTGCCCAAGATTCAGATAAGGTCTTGTTTGCATCTGCCGAACTTGCCGCCGCCTGTGCGTTAGACATGGCAATTCGTATGTCTGCAAGGTAGTCCGTCTGCAAATGTTCATCCGTGATTGAATGAGCTTTGATATTCGCCGAAACAACGCCGCTGACTACTGAGAATGCGATTGTTGTCGTGTCGGTAAATTCGTTCTGTTGAATCAAGTACGACAAATCGATATAAGCAGGAGTTCCATCTGACTGAGTAAGGACAATCTGCTGAGTTTCCCTGTTGTAACTCCAGTTTGTCGTTATTTTTGACAGGTTGGTTTCAAGTGAAACTGTGGAACCGTCCATCTTAGTGACTGTGATTGTTCCTGTCTGATTGTTGATGTTTACGGCCTGCACTAATCCGTTTGCGGAATTTACGTCTAACTTGGTCGTGTCGAGTGAAATTACTCGGTTGTCAACCTCGTTCAGTCCGTAGTCCATGCGGTTTAGGTTGGTTTCATTTAAGGCCGTTGCTTCGGAAGGGTAGTTCTCCCAATTTATTCGGTTGTAGGCTTTTTGCATTGTTCTTCCTCCAATTCTTTGAGAATTGTCTTGTCCGCCAAAGATTGAACCTTCAGCGCAGTTATCTCTAAGGCCATTAAACGTGCCTCAATAGGTACGTCATTATATTTGTTGACAAGTTCGTTCAGTTCGTCTTGAAATAGTCTCATTCTGCTATTCATTAGTAGCTCCATCCGTGTCGTTGCATTGCTGAAGCAAATCGGGTAATGTAGCTTTCTATTGCTCCGAATCTCGTATCAACATTTCTTCCGCCAACCGTGCAGCTTGAAAATGAAGCAGAACCCGAAGTTATGTTGTTGCAGTTTACACTTCGGAATGTTCCCAGGGCGATTGAGGAAACTCTTGCGTCAAGTGAATTGATGCTTGCCCTTGCCGCATTAAGGTCTGAAATGCTTGCCTTTTGTGCAACCAAGTTATTTACGTTCGCTATCTGAGCCGATAGGTTGTTGACGTTTGCGTTCGTAGCGTTCAGATCAGATATATTTGCTTTGCCTGCAACAATGTTCTTTGTATTGACCAAATCCGCATTTACCTGATTGATTCGGTTGTTTGCGTTATTGATTCCACTATTCAGCGAGGATTCCGAGCTTTGCGCTCTGGAAGTCTCATTCGCTATTGCGGTAGAGTTGGCATTTATCTGACTTTGAATTGACGGAATGTAATTTGGTTGCAGCTTGTCTCCGCTTGCCTTGTATGAATCCGTCAAAGCCTGAATGCCTTTTAGCGTTCTCTGAAGCACATACGCTCTAACGATTGACCTCTGTGCAATCATGACAACGAAGTCACCGCATTCAACGTAGGGAAGTCCCATGCACTCAACTGAGGCAGGCTGATACCAAATTCCTCTTACTGTGTTGTAAAGGTTGATAACTACCTGATTGAGTGCCTCTTGGTTAAGTCCCCAAACAAGCGGATTATCTTTCAAAGTGAATATGTTTCCTGCCTCGCCGTAGCTTGCGGAAATCTGTCCGTTCTTGTTGATTAACTGAACCTTGCTGATTGGCTCTGTCTTGTAGTTCTCAAAGGTTAATGATGAATATGTACCCTTTGCCACGTTGTCAACTGCGTTCTCAGCATGAGGATATAAATCATCTGCCGGATAAAGTGTGTCGGCAGGATAGATTGCCTCTGTACCTTCAACTAAATGA